TAGTCTCCATGGAGAAACTCCACCCCTGTCATCCAACAGGAAAGGACTCGCAGAACCGGAAAATCACAGGAAGGTGGGGACAGAACACCGTTTACCTTGGACCAGACCAGCGCCGCAGCGTTCAGGCTCTCGCCGGCCTTCGGGTAGGTCTGGCTGCGGATCGAGTTCGCCAGCCGCCGGCCGAGCCCCGCGCCGGTGATCTGGCCGCGCCAGGCGGTCTTGAGCTCGGTCCCGGCCTCGCGCATGGCGGCGGTGACGGCCTTCTCGCCGGCCTTCACCTCGGTAGCCATGGCGGCCACGAGATCGGGCGTGATGTCGAGCTTCAGCTTCACGCGGGACTCAGATCCACGGTCCAGACGAGCCGCTCGCGGTCGCGGACGGGCTCGCCCTGGATGAGGAAGGCCTCGCCGTCGATCTCGATCCGGTCGCCGGGGCGTGGGCTCGCCACCTCGGCGAGGCGCAGATCTAGCCGGGTGGTTTCGGACCAGAGGCGCGCCTCGCCGAAGCTGCTGATGTCGTCTGGCCTGCGAAGGATAGCGCGGACTAACGAAGGCGCGCCGCCCTCTGCGGTGTAGACGACGTCGCGCGCGAGATGCGCATCGGCGAAGAGCGCGTCGAGGGCGGATGCGAACGCGCTGGTCATGGCTATACTGCTCCCATGAAACAGGAATCGATTTCAGAGCGCCCGACGAGGATCCGAGCCGTTCAGGCGCTGTCAGAGGCGTTCATGCGCCAGCACCCGGACACGTCCCTCGATCAGAAGGGCTACGTCGCAGATTTTCGAGACACGCTGCTTCCGCAGGTCTCGCTGGAGGATTTCGAAGCAGACCTGTCCTCGGGCGACGGCAACGAACTGGAGACCAAGTTCCGGGCGGCCCATTCTTCATCAGGGCTGGCGGTCAATTGCTTCGCACCGTTTCGGAGCCGGATCGCCGACCTCGCCATGCCGATGGCCGCCGGTTTCGACGATCTTCGTTTCGAACGGAAATGCCCTACCGGGCTCCGAGGCGGCCGTGCACCCAATCTCGACGTTGTGGTTTCCGGCGCCGGCGGCGTGGTCGGGATCGAGTCCAAGCTGACCGAACACCTGTCGGCACACCGGGCCGAATTCTCGCCCGCATACGAGGAGCAGATCAGAGACTCGCGGCGCGACCAAGGATACTTCCGCGAAATGCTGCGCCTTCGGGATAACCCGGACCATTACACTTGGCTCGACGCGGCCCAGCTCATCAAGCATGCGTTCGGACTGGCTCGAACCTTCCCAAACCGTTCCGTGACGCTGCTTTATCTGTTCTGGGAGCCCGCGAACCCGAACGCCGGTCCGGAGTTCGCATCCCATCGCGACGAGATCGAGGAGTTCAGGGCGCGCGTGGCAGGATCATCACCGGCGTTCGAGGCGATGAGCTACCGAGAGCTTTGGCAATCGTGGCGCGGCATTTCCTCAACACCACGATGGCTCCACGAGCATCTCGACAACCTCGAGGGACGTTATCTGGTCAGCATCTGAGCGTTTCAGAAGCTGCCGTTCAGGCGCACGCGACCGATGGTGTCGCCCGCGCCGCCCGCCACCGCCTCGACGGCCACGCCGATCAACGTGTTGTCGGTGGCGACCGTGGTGCAGCGCTTGTTGGTGTCGTCCCAATAGACCTTGGCGCCGACGGTCCAGGCCTGCGAGCCGATCTTGGTGAGGTCGAAGACGCCGACGAGCGCCGTCTCGACGGGCTCGCCGATGGCGGCGGCGCCAGCCGCGATGCCGAAGATGGAGCCGACGAGCAGACCATCGCCGGCGGCGACGGCATAGGGCGCGGTCAGGGTGAGGGTGGAGCCGGGCTGGACGTAGTTCTTCATCGCGGGGTCCTCTTGGATACGACGACGGGCGGCCCATCGGGACCGCCCGTGCGTCAGGGATCAGGGTTCAGGGTTTGTCCCGGCTCACGCGCCGGGGTTCTTGTAGAGGCCGCGCCAGTCGATGGCCTTGGCGCCGAAGTCGAGCCGGCACTTGATCTCGACGCCGTCCACGTCGAAGCCGTTGCGCGTCTCGATGTAGGCGCCCTGCTGACCCTCGAGATAGGCGTACTCGATGGTGTCGATCTGGTTCGGTGAGGCCGCCAGATACCAGGCCGTCTCGCTGGCCGCGTCCAGCCGGGGCTCGGCGATGGGCGAGAGCGTGCGGATCGACTGCGGCACCACGTTGCCGCTCTGCGCCGGCACGAGATTCTGGGCCACGAGCTGCTCGGCCTTCAGCTCCAGCGCGGCCGGCACGATCAGGAAGGCGGGCCGGATGTTCAGCACCGTCTTCTTGTCGAGCCCGGTCTGCTTGCGCATCGCCGCGCGTGCAAGGCCCACACTGTCGACGCCGAGCGCCGCGCCGGTGCCGGCGAGGTTCTTGTGGGTCGAATGGAACAGCGCCGTGCCGTCGGCCATCGCGGGGTTCGACGTCACGATGTCCCAGACCACGTCCGACTCCAGCTGCGCGATGGAGTTGCCGTACATCGCCGGGATCCGGGTGAAGGCGTCGAGATCGTCGTTGATCAGCACCTGGCGGGTGATCGCGACGACGCGGCCGTAGGTCTCGATGCGGTAGCTCTCCTTGCTCTCGCCGAGCGTGCCACGCTTGAATTCGCCGCTTTCGCCGACCTTCAGAAGCTGCGGCGCCTCGCCCAGCTGGACGCGGTGCATCGCCTTGAAGTCGGTCGCGAGCACCTGCCGGCAGAAGAGCGGGAAGGTCCGCGGATAGGCCTCGTAGGCCTGGCGCAGCGTCTTGTTGGTAACGGCCGCGAGGATCTCGGGGAAATCCGAGGTGGAGTGCAGCGCGCGCGTGGCCACCTCGTCGCGGGAAAGACCGCGGGTGCTGGCGCCCGCCGTCTCGAGGCTTTCGCGGGCGAGCTCCATCAGCGTCATGCCACGGTATTCCCGTGCCGCGTCCTCCAGCGGGAAGAGCGTCGGGCTGTAGCGGTGCAGCAGCGCGTTCGAGATCGCCTCGCGCCGCGTGACAGTGGCGTCGCGCCTGCCGAGCGGGATCGAGACATGGGGGAAGGTCCGGGTCTCGTCGGCCCTGGCCGCGACTTGGTCGAGGATCAGCCGGCGCGCCTCGTCGATGGAGACGCCGCGCTTGATCAGGTCGTCGGCGAAGCCGCGCTCGAGCTGGAGCTTGTCGGCGAGCCCATGGATCGTGGAGACGCGTTCGCGCTCCTGCGCGCGGGCCTCGCTGACCAGCGCGTCGGTGTCGACGCCGCGGGCGCGCTCCTCCGGTGCCGGATCGGGCGCAGGCTTCGTCGCCTTGGGCTTCGTGTCTGCCGCTCGGGTCTGCTTGTCGGCAGCGCCAGTCTTGTCGTCGGTCATGCTCGTCTCCTCGGGCGCTGCCGTGGTGGTGCTCTTCTGCTCGGCCGTCTCGGCCGCGGTCTGGGTCCTGCCCGTCATCGGGGATGCTCCTTCGCTGGTGGGGGCGTCCCGGCGTTGGAGGACGCAGTCGTGATGTTCGCCCTTGGCGCGAAAGCCGGCGGCGGGATCGGCGCCGACCGGCACCGCGGAGATCTCGAACGGGGTCCAGTCCACCGCCCGCCACAGCTCCCGCTGGCCATCGGGCTTGCTGATCTCGAAGCGGTGGACCTGGTAGCCGATGGAGACCGCGCGGATGTGCCCGGCCTCGATGTCGCGCCAGATGTCGCCGACCGCGTCGCGTTCGGAGAGCCGGATGCGCGCGATGCCCTGTCCGTTCTCGATCCGCGCCGAGCCCGGCACGACCGAGCCGATCACCGCGTCGAGATCGTGCGCCTCATGCACCTTCAGGAACGGGGCGCCCGCGTTCAGCCGCTCGAGCCGCACATGCTCGGGTGCCATGCTGAGTTCCTCGTCATGCGGCTCGCCGAAGAGCGCGGCGCGCCGCACCCGGGCGCCGGTCGACCAGATCACCTCGACGCTGCGGGTCTCCGGGTCGATGCTGGCAGGCCGCAGCTCCGCCGACCGGCGGAACGCCGGCAGTTCGATCGTCTGCTCCATGGATGAATCCTCGTCAGGCCGCTTCCGCGTCCGGGTCATCCGGATCGGATGCGGGGTCGGCCGGCGCATTGGCTTGCGCGCTGCCGGTCTTGGTGACCCGGCGCGGGTCGCTGTCGAGCACGAGGCCCAGCTCGTCGAGCTTCGCGTTCGTCGCCGCGATCTCGGCCAGCACGGCGTCGGGGTTGCGACCTTGCCGAGCGATGGCCTCGGCGAGCGTCATGGTGCCGGAACGGATGGCGAGCAGGTCCGCCATCGCGTCTTTCTGTGGGTCGACCGCCTCGAACTTCGGGGGCGACCATTCCACCGGCACGTCCGGCGTCGGGATGCGCCCGGCAGCCCATGCAGCCTCCGTGAACCACCGCCACACGGGCGCGCAGAACATCGGGATGAAGAGCTGCCACTGGACCGCGTCGATCATCCGGCGGAACTCCACGAGCCCCGCGCGGATCGAGGAGTAGTTCACCTGGCTGAGATCGCCGGTCAGCAGCTCGTAAGGCACCCGGAACCCGGCCGAGATCGTGTGCAGGCTCGCCCGCTTGTACTCGCCATAGCCACCGGTGGCCGCGGGCTGGTTGAACCGGATGTCCTTGCCGCCGCGGGCATAGGCGATGAGCCCGGGCTCGAACTGCTCGACCCGGTTGCCGTCGGCGTCGACCACCGCGGGCGCGATGCCCTGTTGCGCTTCCTCGTCGCCGAAGACGATGGCGGTGACGCAGGCCTCGGTCTTCTTCCGCACGATCTCGGCCACCTCGTAGTCGTCGAGATCGCGCAAGGACCGGATCACCGGCGCGCCCCAGGGCACGCCGCGCGCCTGCGTGCGCTGCTTCTCGTAAACATGGGCGATCTCGCTGGCCGGCACCGCCCGGCTGGTGAGGCCACCCGTCAGGCTGAGCGTGGCGTCGCCGGGATGCGCTCCGAAGAGCCAGTAGGCCCGGCGCCGGCCGAGCGCGTCGAACTCGATGCCCTGCACCGCCTGGCCCGATCCAAGCGCGCCGTTGCGGGTCGCGTCAAGGAAATCGGCCTCCAGCAGCTGCAGCTGGACGGGCGGCATGACGCCGTCGCCGGGGCGCCGCGGGCGGCGGCGCACCAGTACCTCACCGGCCTCGACCATCTCGCGGCAGGCGAGCGTCTGCAGCCCGTAGAAGTCGAGCTGGCCATCGGCGTCGCAGCCCCGCGCCCAGATCTCGAAGAGCCGATCCACCTCCCGGTCGAGCGCGGCGTCGCCGCTCGCGGCGCGCGGCATGATCCCGGCGCCGACGATGTTGTTCACGAGCACCGAAACCGCCTTGGCCGCATGCGGATTGTTGCGCACCAGGTCTCGCATCCGGTCGCGCAGCAGCGCCCCGGCCCGGCCGATCTCGGCGTCGGCGGAAGAGCCCGGCGCGTGCCAGCCGTCCGTGCGCCGTCCGCGCGCCGCACCCTCGTAGGAGCGGGCGAGCCCCTCGAAGGCCTGTCGCGCAAGCACGCGGCGCGTGGCCGTCCGCGGGGCGACGCTCGCGATGGCCCTGTCGAGCCAGGAGACCATCAGCGATCCCCACGCGAGAAACCAGCGAAGCCCGCGAGGGGCCGCGCCGTGGTCCCGGCGATCTGGCGCTCGATGGTGCGGATGCGCCCGAGCAGGTCCTCGGCCGAGCCGTAGTCGACGGTCTTGCCGTCATAGCTCACGCGTGTCGTGCCGCTCGCATAGGCGCGGCGGAGCGCCGCGAGTTCCGATTCCGTCCAGTCCGCCATCAGAACCATCCTTCCCGCCGCCCGAGCCAGTCGGAACGGCGTTTGCCTTGCGTGCCCGCGTCGGGCCGCCCGATCATGCCGGCGGGACTGTCTATCCCGCTCGGCACGCCGAGCTGCGCTTCGAGATCGGCCCATGTCGCCTCGGGCCAGCGATCGGCGCCCGCGATCCATGCGGCGGCGCGGGCGTAGACCCGGCAATCCAGCGCCTCGTTGCGCTCGCGGAGCTTCTGCCATTCGAGCTTCGCGAAGCCGCGGCGGTTGCGCACCGTCACCAGCTGCTCGGCCGTCAGCTGGCGGATCCACTCGGTGTCGGCCCAGCCGGGCAGATGCACCGTGCCGGGCGCGAACGCCGCGCCGTCCTGCAGCTCCTCAGCCGTCGGTCGGGCCAGCCGCAGGAAGCGGTAGGTCTCGGCCTTGAAGGTCGAGGTGGCCACGGTCCAGAGCCGCGCACCCCGGCGCAGGCGTTTCCCGCCCGCGGTCGCGTCGACGAAGGTCGGCCCCGACACCGGGCTCGCCCGGTTGAAGCCTTCGAGGCCCTTTACCGGCGCCACCTGCGCAAAGCCGACCGAGCGGGCCCAGCCATAGACCGCAGCCGTCTCATAGCCCGTGTCGATGGCGAGCCGCGCAAGGCCCAGTTCTGCGCCGCCGGCATGCCGCCAGCTCCGGCCGAGCAGATCGGTCAGCGCGTCCCACGCCTCGGGCCGCGCCGGTCCTCCCTCGATCACGACGTGATCGATGAGCCAGCTTTCCAGCCCGCGGCCCCAGGCCCAGACATCGACCTCGATACGGTCCTTCTGCACGTCGGCACCGGCCGTCAGGAACAGACCCTTGTCGGGAACGGTCCCCGCCGGCCAGTCCTCGCGCCGCTCGGCGATGCGCTGCCAGTCCGGGGCGTCACCGGTCTCGATCCAGGTCTCGCCGAGCACGGTGTTGCGGAACACCCGCTCGGCCTCATCCGAGCCCGCCGCCGTCTCCTTGTCCCGCGCGATATCGGCCCAGCTCTTCCACCCCGCCGGCGAATAGAGCGCCGAGAGATGAAACCCCACCGTCCGCGCATCGCGGGCCTCGGCGGTGGCCCGCCATTCTCCCGCGGCCAGCATCGCCGGCTTGTGGTGCTCCTCGATCCGCTCGTCGCAGGCATCGCAGTGATAGGCCGCCGTCTCCGGTTTGCCCTTCTCCCAGCGCAGCCGCTCGAACCGCAACCACTGCATCACGCCGCAATGCGGGCACGGCACGAAGAACCGCCGCTGGTCGCTCGCCTCATATTCCCGCTCGATCCGGCTGACGCCGCGGATGGTCGGCGTCGAGACCAGGAAGACCTTGCGACGATGGGCGAAAGTCAGCGAGCGCGCCTCGGCGAGCCCGACCGGATCGCCTTCCTCGTCGGCCGAGGCCGGATAGGCGTCGACCTCGTCGAGAAAGACGTAGCGCGCCGGCATCGAGCGCAGGCCCACGGCCGAGTTGGCGCCGGTCATCACCAGCACGCCGCCGGGGAAGTCCTTCGACAGCTGCGTGTTGCCGCTGTCGCGCGCCCGCGCCGGGCGGGCCGGACGCGTTCCTTCAGCGCCGGGCTCTCCTCGATCAGCGGGTCGATCCGCTGGCGCGAGTTGCGCTTGGCCAGCTCCACCGTCGGCTGGACCGCCAGCATCGGCCCCGGCGCATGGTGGATCACGAAGCCGATCCAGTTGTTGCCGGCCTCCGTCGCGCCGACCTGCGCAGCCTTCATGAACACGACCCGCTGGGTCGGGTCGCCGGGCGAGAGCGCGTCCATGATCGCGCGCATGTAGGGCGTGCGCTCGGTGCGGTAGCGGCCGGGCTCGGCGCTCGCGCGTGAGCTCAGCCAGCGATGCGTGTCCGACCATTCCGAGACCGTCAGCCAGGGATCGGGCGTGAGCCCGCGGCCCCAGGCCCGAAGCAGCGCCTCGGCGCCGTCGAAGCCCGCGATATCCTCAGAGGGCGATCCGGGGCTGGGCGAGTTCCTCGAGATGGGCGCGGACATGGGCCTCCAGAACCTTCTGCATGGCCGCCGTCTCCGTTCCCAACTCCGCCGCCATCAGCGCGGCCACCCGCGCCGGCCAGGTCACCCAGGCGTCGCGCTCGTCGCGCGCGAGCCAGAACATCAGCGTCTCTGCCCGCGCGCGGTCGACCAGTTCCCCCTTCAGCTTCTGCAGACGGATGCGCCGCTCCTGCGCCTTCAGCACCTCGTTCGCGGTCTTCGCCTGCAGGAAGGTCGTGCCGCCGCCGACGGCCGGGGCGGACAGCCCCTGTTCCCGTAGCGTGTCGCCGACGGCGGCGACGGCGGCCTCGGGCACGGGTTTCAGCTTGGGCGCCGGTGCCTTCCTCGTCTTCGACGGGTCCGTCGTCTCCAGCCGCCGCTTGTCGGAGGCCGCGGCGTCGATGCTGCCATCCTCGTGCAGGACGAGCCGGCCGGCGGTCTTCGCCTTCTGGATCGCGCCGCGCGACAGCCCGACATGGGCGGCGTACTGGCGCTCGCTCATGCCCTGCATCTCCAGCCCCGATTATCATTCGAAATCATGTGCTTATCGAGTTGATAAGCGCGGCGGACAGAGGGAACGTCACTCCAACGAAGCGATGCAACTCACCCGGAGCCACCACGATGACCACCCGCCCGAACCCGATCACCACCCCGCGCCACGAACTCCGCGCCGAGAAGGCGCGCCGGAACAAGGAAGCCGCGCTCGCGGCCTTCATCGGCAAGAAGGCGGAGATCGACGAGATGCTCGCCCGCCTGCAGGCGCTCAGCGACGACCACTTCAACTGCCATCCCGACGAGGTCGGCTGGGCCATGGTCGGCACCCTCGAACACTACGCCAGCCTCCTGAAGCGCATCACCGACAGCGCCTTTGGTGAGGGCGAGCACGCCCGCTGATCTCCGGCGCTGCCGGAACTCCCGCCGCGCGCCCTGCGCGGCTCGGGGTCGTAGAAGGCGCCGCATGACGCGGGCCCGAATACGGAGACGACCCCATGACACAGATCCAGCTTTCAGACGCCCAAGCCGTCATCCTGTCCACCGCCTGCGCGCGCGAGGACGGAGCGGTCTTTCCCGTCACCGCCAGCCTCAAGGGCGGCGCGGTCGGCAACGTCTGCAAGAGCCTTCTGAAGCAGGGCCTGATCGAGGAAATCGCCGCCACGGACCTCAACACGGTCTGGCGGCACGACGAGGAGCGCGGCCCGATCACGCTGCGCGCCACCCCGCTCGCCTACAGCACCCTCGGGATCACGGACGAGCAGGATGAGACGCCGCCGGTGGAAACGCCGACCGCCCCGATCCAGCGCCGGAAGGGCACCAAGCAGGCGAAGCTGATCGAGATGCTCCGCGCCGAGGGCGGCGCGACCATCGACGAGATCGTTGCGGCCCTCGACTGGCAAGCTCACACAGTCAGAGGCGCCATGTCCGGCTCGCTCAAGAAGAAGCTCGGCCTCGAAGTCACTTCCGAGAAGGTCGAGGGCCGCGGGCGGGTCTACAGCCTGCCGCGCGACTGACACCGCACACTACAACGGACCCAATGCCGCCGTCCCGAATGGGGCGGCGGTGCTTCGTTCGACCGGCGGTCACAGCCGTCGGCCATCGTAAGGCGGTGCCGGAAAGAACTCCCCTCCATGGGGCCAGCCGATCACCTGCTGCATGGCGGACCGTTTCCCTTTAGAACCCGGCATATGACACGGGAGAACACGGTACGGGAATCGGGGCGACGTCTGCCGGAGGCGTTTGCGGCCGGCGCGGTGATCGGCACGCTTGGCGGGCTCATCGGCCTCGGCGGAGCCGAGTTCCGTCTGCCACTGCTCATTGGCCTCTTCCGCTTCGCGGCCCTCGAGGCGGTCATCCTCAACAAGGCGGTCAGCCTCGTCGTGGTCGCGACTGCGCTGGTCTTCCGAACCGAAACCGTGCCGGTGGACGCCATCCTTGCGCACTGGTCGATCGTTCTCAACCTGCTCGGCGGCAGTCTTCTGGGCGCGTGGCTGGGCGCCGGCTGGGCGACCCGCATCGCCACCGAAAGCCTCTACAAGGTGATCGCTGCGCTGCTGGTCGTGATCGCGGCGGCCCTCGTTTTCGGCCACGACGCCACGGCGGGCGAGCCGCTGCTGAGCGGGATCGGACAAGCGCTGGCCGGCCTCGCCGCAGGGTTCGTCATCGGCGTCGTCGCCTCGCTACTCGGTGTCGCCGGGGGCGAGTTGCTGATCCCGACCCTGGTTCTTCTCTTCGGGGCCGACATCAAGCTGGCAGGATCGCTGTCGCTTGCCATCAGCCTTCCGACCATGCTTGTCGGCTTCACCCGCTACAGCCAGGATCGCAGTTTCTCGGTCCTCTCACGAAACCGTGCCTTCCTCGTCGTCATGGCGGCAGGGTCGATCCTCGGCGCCTGGATCGGCGGGCGCCTGCTGGGCATCGCCCCCGGCGAGATCCTGCTGCCGATGCTTGCCGCGATCCTGCTGGTTTCGGCCGTCAAGGTTTGGCGTCACCGTTGAGAGCGCCGCGAGCCGACCTTTCAGACGTCCTGCGCACCCGGATCGCCTCGAACAGCCGCCGCAGGGCGAAGGAGCGCGCGATGCTCACAATCGTGAACACTGCGCCCATCTTCAGGTTCTGCGCCAGTGTCGTGTGCAGCCCGAATATCGGGAAGATCAGGATCTGCGTCACCACCGCGACGCCATAGCCGACCGCCACGTTTGCGACGGCTTCGACCAGCGACATGGCCCGGCTTTGTTTCATCGCGCACCCTCATCCATCGGCCAGCAGTTGAGCTGCGAGAGTTCGGAGCGCATGCGCCGCGACCAGCGGGACAACTCCGTTGCCACAGAGCCGAAGCCGGTCCACCCGGTGGGCCAGCCCATCAGCGCCTCGACGAACAGCGGGTTCAACGTCCGGGGCATGTCGCAGGAAGTCCTGCCAGCCGTCGGCGTCACCAGGACCTGGCGGCCAAGCAGGCCGTTCACCGGCGTGTTCGCGAGGCTCGTCGCTCCGTCCTTGTGATCCCGCGCCGTCGGCGTCACCCAGAGCCGCGTCGCATCGCAGAGCGTCGTCCCGTCGTTGCGCTGGCGCGCCATCTCGCTGCGATTGCTCGTCCGGTTCCGCGTACCCTTGCTGTCGCCCGCCAGCGGCGTTGGCCAGAGCCGCATCATCTCCGTCCGGTTCCCGCCGCTCGACCGCGTCCCAGAGCAGGCGCGCGGGGTCGGCCAGGAGGTCGCGCTCGCGGTGGGCGAGGATGAAGAGCCGCTCGCGCCGATGCGGCGCACCGACTTCCGCCGCCGTGAAGAGGCCCGCCGCAAGGCGGTAGCCCATGCCGACCAGCCCTCCGGCGACTTCGGGGAAGCCGAGGCGGAGATGATGGGCGACATTCTCGAGGAAGACGAAGGGCGGCTCGACCTCTCCAATGATCCGAGCAACATGCGGCCAGAGGTGGCGCGAGTCGTCCGCGCCCCGGCGCTTGCCCGCGACGGAGAACGGCTGGCACGGATAGCCCGCAGTGACGATGTCCACCGCGCCGCGCCAAGTGCCGCCGTCGAAGGTTCCAACATCGTCCCAGACAACAGCCTGATCCAGGGACGCGTCTTCCATCCGCGCCACGAGAGTGGCCGCGGCGTAGGCATCCCGCTCGACGTGACCCACAGTGCGATATCCGGGGCAGGCGATGTGCAGCCCGAGGTCGAGCCCACCTGCGCCGGAGCAGAGCGAGAGGCCGAACAGGCACGCGTCCCCGTCTCCGGCAGGCAGGCCGGAGGAAGGTAGAGCCACGCCATCCACGTCGTCAGGCCGCGTGGGCCCCCTCGGCCGCGGCCGGGGTCTCGCCCAGCCGCTCGGCCTTCACCTCGGCGAAGGTTCGGCCGTCGCCGTCGAGGATCGCGTCGCGGCCGGTCTCGCCCTGCCAGCGCTCGATAGCGACGTCGACATAGGCCGGGCTGATCTCCATCGCGAAGACGCGGCGGCCGTTGGCCTCGCCCGCCATGATCTGCGAGCCGGAACCCGAGAACGGCTCGTAGCAGAGGCCGCCGCGGGCGACGTGCTGGCGCATCGGGATGCCGAAGGCGTCGAGCGGCTTCGGTGTCGGATGGTCCGGCCGCTCGTCCTTGGCGAATGACGGCATCTCCCAGGTCGAGGCCAGCGTCTGCTCGGCAACCTTCGGCGGCCGGTTCGGGCGGCGCCAGCCCATGAAACAGGGCTCATGCTTCCAGAGGTAATGCGATCGGGTCAGGACACCGCGATCCTTCACCCAGATGATCTGCTGATGGACGAAGGCGCCCGCTTTCTCCCAGCAGGCCTCGAGCATCGCCTGGCGGCGCGAGGCGTGCCAGCAGTACCAGGCAGCGTCCTCGGTGATCGCCTCAGCCACGGCGGCGGCGATGAACCCGTCGTAAAGCTCCGCGCCCTGCGAACTGTCGTCCCAGGTCGTGCCATAGGAGGCCGACCAGTCCTTGTTGCGGGTCGGATGGTTGGAGCCGTCGTAATCGACGAGATACGGTGGGTCGGTCGCGAACAGGATCGCCCGCTCGCCATTCATCAGGCGGCGCACATCGACCGCGCTTGTGCTGTCGCCGCAGAGCAGCCGATGGTCGCCGAGGATCCACAGGTCGCCCGTCTGCGACGCCGGATTGCGGGGCGGCTCGGGGATGGTCACCGGCGGCAGGGAGCCCCCGGCGCCACCTTCTTCACCGTCGTCTTCCGCGACGTAGGCCAGCAGATTGTCGAGTTCGCCGTCGGAGAAGCCGACCAGCGACAGGTCGAAATCCTCGGCCAGCAGATCGTTCAGTTCCGCCGACAGCAGCGCCTCGTCCCAGGTGCCGAGTTCGGTCAGCTTGTTGTCCGCGATGCGGTACGCCCGGCGTTGCGCCTCGGTCAGGTGCCCGAGCACGATCACCGGCGCCTCGGTCAGCCCGAGCTGCGTGGCGGCCAGGACGCGCCCGTGGCCCGCGATCAGCTCGCCGTCCTCGCCGACGAGGCACGGCACGGTCCAGCCGAACTCGGCCATGCTGGCGGCGATCTTCGCCACCTGGTCCACGCCATGCACCTTCGCGTTCTTCGCGTAGGGCTGGAGCTTGGCCAGCGGCCACATCTCGATCCGCTCGGGGGCGAAGCTCAGCGTCATGGGCGGGTGGTTTCCATCGATGAGGTGGATGCCGGCCGGAGTCCGGACTCCGGATGCCGTGCCGGACTCCACGCAGGGTCCAGCGGCATCCGGGGTGTCCGGCCCGAAGGCCAGCGTTCATTGGGGTTTGCGCGGGTGGCGAGTGGCTCCGGCTTCCGGGTGGCTTCCCAAAAATCCGGCCCTGACGCTGGCGAAATGCCGAGCCAAGCCCGCCAGCATACGCAGGTCGCGCGGAAGGAACCGCGAACTCGGCCGAGGGGGCTTGGAGGGGGCGGACAGTCGGCCCGCAAGAAAAGGATCAGCGCCTTTCCTTTCTTAGCGGGCCTCGCCAACGAAAGGATGGTTTCGCTCGGGACCGCGCCGCGCGCGCCTCTCCCGAGCTTATCCCGAACCTAGCCCCTGAACCGGTTTTCTGTCCCGTCGAAAACTGTCCGCCGCACACCTTCCCCTCTGTCGCGCAGAGCTACGCGCCACCAGCCAGCTCGATCACGCGCCGCTTCGACAGGTTGCGGTTGAACCGCCGCCGGTTGAGCTTCAGCGAGATGACGCAGAGCCCGTAGAGCCAGTGCTGGTGGGCGGCCGAGCGCTGCAGTCCGACCGTCCAGCAGATGGTCTTCCACCGCTCGCCATGCGCGCGCATCCAGACGATCTTGCCGTCGACGGGGTCGAGGCAGGCGGTCCAGGTCAGCGTCTCCTCCATCCGGCTGATCGCCTGCGGCGAGGGCAGCACGCGCATGGGCTTCGGCTCCTGGCCTACCTTGTCAGCGAAGGAGTGGACGATCTCGGGCCATGTGCTGAAGTAGCCCTGCCGTCGCGGCTCTGGCAGGCGCTTGAGCACGAAGGCCGCTTCCGCGAGACGGGCCTCGACGAGGGACGGGGTCCACTTATCCATGGCGCCCTCCCTCGTCGGAGGGGCGCGGGCCATAGAGCTTTTCGCCGAGCTGGCGAACGAGTTCGCGTTCCGGCCAGGTCAGCCGCGTGTCCTCGAGCGAGACGGCAAGCAGACCCTGCTCGCGCCAGCCGTCGCGCTTCACCTGGTCCGGATCCCGGCGCTGACCGCCGTAGCCCTTGGGATGCCACCTCATGCGACACCCCCGTTCGTCTCGATCGCCCAGAGCAGCAGCGCGATGGCGTCGGCCTCGTTGTCGTCGGCGGGACTGAAGCCCCGGGCCCGCGCAGCCGCGATCATCGCCGCCTTCGGCGCGTTGCCCTTGCCGGTGGCGTGACGCTTGATCGTGCCGACGGGAGCGCCGGCATAGGGCACGCCGCGCAGTTCCGCCCATGCGGTCAGCGTGGCCATGAGCCCGCCATAGACATGGGCCGCATCGGTTCCGGCGTGGCGGCGCACCTCCTCGAACCAGATCGCCGCGATTGGCCCCGACAGCCGGTCGATCTCGGTGAGCCAGTTCGTGAAGCGCAGGTAGCGCATGCCGCCGCCGTCATAGCGGCCGGGCCTGAAGCTCGCGGTCCCGCTGGTGATCAGCCCGTCCGGAGCGCGCAACGCCCAGCCGGTGCTGGTGCCGAGATCGAGCGCGAGAATGCAGCGGTCGAGAGTGCCGGCAGCCGTGGCAGGCGCCGCGATGATGTGTGGGAAGCGGTCCATGACGACCTCCTCTTCGATTGAGAGGCCGGGGCGGCACGGCTGCCTGGTGAGGGCGGCACGCGCGCCCGGGCCGGGATCGCGAGGTCTGGTCACGGTCACGTTGTCGATGCCGGGAGCGCCCGGCGCTTCCTTCAATGGCTTCACCCCGTCCGCTTGAAGGAAGTGGAGCCGCAAGCCATTGGCAGAATGAGGATAAATCTCTTCTTTCAATATTTCAGTTACGTCATGGGGTATGTGTCTGGCTTCCATCCCCACCCACGCGCGCGAGGGTCTTTGCGTGAAATATTGAAAGAAGCCCCGCTCGCTGGATTTCCGTTGCGGGACGGGGGCTTGGGCGGGAACTTCCTTCAAATGAAGGATGGGGGCGGTTGAAGGAAGCATCGTTCCGGGCCTCACCGCATCGCCCGGAAGCGCATGGCCTTCCGCCCCCCGGTCTCCTGCTCGACCGTGGCGATATCGCCGCTCTCGACCAGCGTGAGCAGGATGTCGTCGCGGTCGCGCGCCCGGAGCCACTGCGAGGCGCGGGTCAGCTCGGACTTGGTGACGCCGGCCGCCCCTGCCTTGCGGATGATCTCGCGCAGGCGTTTCAGATGCGCCTCGGTCTCGGTATCGGCGACATGGCGCTCGACGGCGTCGATGGTGCGCCGCGCGAAATGGCGCACGAAGTCGATGGCCCAGCCAGCATCCTCGAGCCGGATGACGGGATGGACCGCATCGCGCCCCACAGCCAGGACGAGCGCGACCTTGGCGGCGTTCTCCGCGATCCGGGCGAGGATCGGCGTGTGGAACGTGCCGGCCGCCGCCCTGAGCTCGGCGGTGATCTCCTCGCCCAGCGCGTCGAAGCGCGCCTGCGCGTCGTCGTTCATCGGCACCGTCATCGGATCGACGGCGGTCTCGGGGCCAGAGGTCTTGCCGGCCAGGTTGCCGCTCGTTCGGCCCCCGCCCTCGGCAAGGCGCTGCAGCCCCTCGATCAGTGGGCGCGGCGACGTGCGCAGCCCGGCACGACGGTTCTCGTCCGGGTAGTCCTCCTCGCTCGGCAGGATGATGAACCGGGCGAGCGAGCCGTCCACGACATTGGCGCCCTGCAGCGCCCCCCAGAAATGCAGTGGCGTCGTCGTGCCGTAGACGCAGAGGCACGGCTGGACGATATCGCGCCGCTCGTTCGAGCCGTCCCGGTTGGCGTATTCCGCGCCGAGAAAGACCCCGCAGGCCGCGGTGTAGAGCTCGGTCATGTTGTCGAGGATCTCGGTGACATGGCGCGGGCTGCGCTTCCGGTCGGCCGCCGCCGCCAGGAACATCCCGAACTCGTCGATCTGGAACAGGATCGCCGGCTGACGGTGGAGCGCGGTCAGGAGCCCCGCGCCCGAGGCGATCTTGTTGCCGCCCAGGTGATGGGCGAGTCCCGCCGCGAAGAACAGCTCGTTGACGACCTCGCGGGCGTGGTTCTTGCCCGACCCGCTGTCCGCGATGCCGACGATGTAGAGGTTCGTGCGCAGGTCTGTCGCCGTGCGGTAGCGCCGCCCCATCAGCGCGCCGAGGGCGCAGAGGCTGGCTCCCACCGCGAGAAGCGGCTGCGGTCTCCGCGCGGTGTCGATCATGTAGCGCGCGAGATCGCCGACCAGCCCGCCCGGGATCGTCAGCGTGAAGGACGGCGCAGGCGCCAGGATCGGCATCGGGACTTCGGGCGGGGCGAGCCGCGCGAGGAGGCCCGCCGCGGGATGCTCGTCGCCCGCACAAGCCTTCTGACTGCCGTCGAGCAGCAGGTCGGGGTCGGGACGCCAGCCCTTCTCCATGGCGAGGTGATAGATCGTGCCCGCGCCGATCCGCGCGGGCTTGAAGCTCGTCCATGCCTTCGTCGTTGCGGCCGGATCGTTCTTGGCCGCCTGCGCCGACCAGTAGGCGAAGAGCGCAGCACCCTCCTCGCCCAGCGCGCCCTTCAGCGCCATGCCGATGCGCATCCAGCTGTCGTAGTCGAGCTCGGCATTGGGCAACCAGGCGAGCGCGCTCCGGATCGCCGCCAGCGTGCCGGCCTGTGCATGCGCCGGCAGACACGGGTGCGCGGCCCCGTTCGCGCCCTTCGCGCCGAGGCTCTTCGGGCGCAGCTCGGGCGGGATCAGCGCCAACGCCTCGTCGAGGAAGGCCGCTGCCTGTTCGGCGTCGATTTCGGGCAGGCTCTCGATGTCGAGATCAGCGAGCCCCTCGTCCGGCCAGGCATAGGGCTGGCCGGTATCGGGATACTTGGCATACGCCAGGAACTGCTGACCGAGGCAGAGCACCTCAAGCGGCGCGCGCCGGATCCCGGCGAAGGGCTCGGTCGTCCGATAGACCAGGAGCCGCTTCGGCGGTTTGCCGATCCTGAGCGCAGGGGTGTCGCCCAGCCGTTCGCGGGCCAAGCGTTCGATGTGCAGCGCCAGCTCGCCGTCCTCGTCGATGTCGATGTCGAGCGCGGCGACCGCGCCGCCGACGATCCCGACGCCGCAGTCGGGCCAGCTGGACCAGGTCGCGACCTCGAGCTCGGTCGTGGCGCGGCTCGCATGCCGGTTCCACTGCGGGTAGTCGTGCCAGGCCGCGCGGGCGAACTGGCCGGGTTTCTTGGTGCCGGGCGCAATCGGCAGGATCGCGTAGCCGTTGGTCACGAGACGCGCGCCCACGCGCGCCATCCACGAGGTGTCCGCCATCAGAAGGGCACCTCCGGGATCATGCCGTCGAGTCGTGCACGGTCCTTCGCCGCCAGGTCACGCAGGTGGTCGCAGTAGCCGGTGACGATCACCTCGACGAAGGTGTCCCACTCCTCCTCGCTGAGTTGGGCGAGATCGGTCCGGCCGAGGCTGTCGAGATAGGCGCCGCCGGCCTTGCCGCCCTCGACCATGGCCGCCGTCTCGTTGGGGGTCGGATCGATCATGCCCGACCTCCGGTGGCAGATGTCCTGGCAAGCCCGGCTGCAGAGGTCTCGGCGGCTCGTGTCGCGCCGCGGGTCGGAGACGCGGAAGCGCGCGTCGAACCAGCCCCAGCCGCGGGGCTCTCGATGGCAGACGGCGCAGAGCCCGGCACGGACGTAAGGCATGGGGCGAACCTGTAGGCGGTGATTTCGGTGAAGCGGCCCGCGTGGCGGACGGCGATCTCGGTGGGGCGGCGCAGCCGGTCTGCCAGGATGAGCGCCTCGTCGACGGACTCCGGCACCTCCAGTTCGGGCGCCCGCTCGCGCCACCAGCTCGCGGCCTTTCGGCGCGGATAGCCCTCGTGCTCGAAGCAGACCCATTCCGTGTGGAAGGCGAGCCCACAGCGGTAGGTGACCTTCAGCGAGACCCGCCCGCCGCGCTTCTCGTGGCGGCTGTAGGTGACGTCGGTGACGCCGACCCATTGCGGCTTGCCGGTCGACAGCACCTCCAGCGTCGATGCGGTCGGCTCGAGCTTCACCTCGCGGCCGGGGAACTCGAAGCCGCAGCCGGGACATTCCAGCGCCGCGATGGCCACGATGGTCCCGCATTCGGGCAGATCTTGGTGGGCGGCGGCCCGTCGCCCGGACCGCCCGGCCGCTTCGGCCGCACGAGATCGATGGGGCCATGCCGGCGGACATTGCCCGCGAAATCGAGAACGAGGCAGTTCTCCTTGCCCTCGGCGAGCCGTGTGCCCCGACCGGCCATCTGGACGTAGAGCCCGGCCGACTTGGTGGGCCGCAGCATGGCGATCAGGTCCACGGCCGGCGCGTTGAAGCCCGTCGTCAGCACGCCCATCGAGGCCAGCGCCCTGATCTCGCCGCGCTTGAAAGCGGCGATGATCGCGTCACGCTCGTCCTTCGGCGTCTTGCCGAAGATGGTGGCGCAGCTCACCCCGCGGCGGCGGAACTCCTCGGCGACATGGGTGGCGTGGCGCACGCCGGAACAGAAGGCGAGCCAGGACCGGCGCGTCTCACCGTGGGCGATCACCTCGGCCACGGCCGCGCGCGTGATGACGTCCTGGTCGACCGCGTCCTCGAGGTCCCGCGCGATGAACTCGCCGCCCCGCGATCCCACGCCCGTCACGTCGAGGCGGGTCTTCGTCTGCTTCGAGATGAGCGGGGAGAGATAACCCTGATCGATCAGGTCGCGGACCGACACCTCGTAGGCGATATCGGTGAAGAGCGCGTTCTCGCCCTCGTGCAGCATGCCGCTGTCGAGCCGGAAGGGCGTCGCCGTCAGCCCGATCACCTTCAGCGCCGGGTTGATCGCCTGCAGATCGTTGAGGAAGCGGCGATACATCGTGTTCGACCGGCCGGGGATTAGATGGGCCTCGTCGATCAGCACCAGATCGGCATGGCCGATGCGCGTCGCCTTGTCGTGGATGGACTGGATGCCGGCGAAGAGGATCCGGGCCCGCGCATCGCGGCGGCCGAGACCGGCCGAGTAGATGCCCGCCGGCGCCTCGGGCCAGAGCCCCAGCATCTCGGCATGGTTCTGCGCGATCAGCTCGCGGACATGGGTGACGACGAGCACGCGCTGGTCGGGCCAGGCCTTGAGCACGCCGTCGATGAAGGCGGCCATGACGAGGCTCTTGCCGCCGGCCGTGGGGATCACGACGAGCGGGTTGCCGCTCTCCTTCTCGAAATAGCCGTAGATCGAGGTGATCGCGGCCTGCTGGTAGGGGCGCAGGGTCAGCATGCGGCGGCCTCCTCTTTGCGGGCGTCGTTGGTCCAGACCGAGCCGTCGCGCATGCGGTAGGAGACGAAGTCCTCGCCTGCGTCGATCACTTCGCCGGGGACGAGATCGGGGATGAACAGGTGCCGGGGGCAGGCTCGGCGCTGGTCGGCCGGGTCGAGCAGCCGATCGTGGCGTGCGCAGTGCCAGCCGCCTTCGACGGGCGTCGAATGCAGGCAGGACCGGCAGGTGACGGCCGCGGCCTCCTCGCCATGACAGAGCCCGTGGTGGTCGCAGAACCGGCACTCGAACCAGGCGGGATCCGCGCTGATCCGCTCGGGAGGATGCTGGGCGAAGATGATCCGATGCGCCTTTTCCAGCAGGCGTTCGCCCATCTCGGGGTCGGCCGGGACGCGCTCGATGTGCAGCGCGTCCGTGTCCTTGCAGACCGCGACGTAGAGCGCCCGCGTGATGCCGGTCAGGTGCATATACACCTGCATCTGCGCGGCGTGCTGGGGCTTCGCGAGCGCGACGCCCTTGGCGACCAGCTCGGCGAAGCTCTTCGCGGAATGCGTCTTGAACTCGACGACGTGCCAGGTCTTCGGCGCTTCGAGCAGCCCGAGCGCGACACCATCAAGCGAGCCGCCGAAGTGACCGCCATGAGCCTCGACGCGGAACTGCCGCCCGGTCTCGGGATCGACCTCCAGCACCGTCGCGCCGGTGGCGCGCAGGTCGCGCACGAGCCGGGCCTCTTCCAGCTGACCGGTCTCGAACAGCCGCAGGATGCGGCCGGTGTGCCGCGCGGGCGTCGCCCAGCGGAAGTCGTACCAGAGCGCGCGGGCGCAGGACTTGCCGATCAGCGAGGCGCCGAGGTGGTCGCGGAAGCCGTCGCCCTGCCGGGCCTCGTAGGAGGCGTAGATCGCGGAGAGGGTCGGCGTCGGGGGTTCGGGAAGATCGGCCATCAGCACGCGTCCTCCCGCTCGAGCCGCGCCCGCGCCTCCGCCAGCACAGCGGTCCAGGCGGCGCTGTCATGGCGTTCGCGCAGGACGGCGATGATCATGTCCTTGAGCCGTTCGCGCCGGCGGCGGCCGCCCTGACGGGCGACGATCTCGGCGCGCTCGCGGTTGAGGTGGCGCAGCGCCGTGCGCGCTCGGTGAAACCAGTCGGGGTCGATCGGCTTCGCCGTGCGCTGCCGCGCCAGATCGGCGGTCGCGATCTGCGTGCGGATCTTCGCGATGGCGTCCTCGATCTCGATCAGGCGCCGGGTGTCGTCAGGCAAACCGGGGGCGTTCGCGGCCGCGCAGGCCGCGTCGGTTGTATTCGTCATGGTCGGTCTCTCGGGTCTGTCGATGTCCGGGCCGCCGCAGGTCTCAGCCCGCGGCGGCCGAGGGCGTCAGCTCTTGCGGTTCCAGGGCGCGGTGGCCGGGCGGGCGGGCGCCGACTGCGTCGCGGCGGGCTTCGGCGGGGTCGCCTGCGGGGCCTCCGGCACCATGTAGCGGATCGTGTTGCGCTCGCCGTAGCCGTCCTTCGGGGGCTTCACGCCGACCTGGATCGTCATCGGGATCAGGTGCAGGTCCTCGCTGTCGTTCACCTGCAGCTTGCCCGTGGCGTGGCAGATCGCAGACAGCGTGCGCTGCGCGATCTCGACCGTGGTCGGGTTGGCGTTCACCAGGTTCAGCTGGTCGAAGACCTTGCGGCCCTGCTGCGGCCCCTCGAGGATGTCGAGCATCAGCCAGAGATACTTCCCCATCCCGTTCTTCGTGACGCGCATCTCGCTCTCGACGATCTGGGCGCGATACTTGCCCGCGGGCAGGATCTCGTAGGCGGTGGTGGGCTCGATGCCGGCGGCGTCAAAGGCGGTGTCGAAACGTGCCATCGTGCTGTCCTTTCAGTCGTAATCAGGCGGATTGGGGCATGGCGGCCAGGAACTCCGACCACTCGAGCGGGAGGGTTTCCGGCAGGCCGTAGCGGTTCTTGGCGAGGAAGGCGGGGCGCTCCTCGGTGTGCATCACGCGCGCACCGGACCCGAGCGCCCGGGTCACCTTCTTGTTGAAGCCCACGTCGGACTTGCTGACCGAGATCCGGTAGTTGGCGAAGAGCACCACGTCCGAGTGCTCCTGCAGCAGCGCGGACGCGCGGGCCTGCAGCTTGATCACGTACCGGTCGTAGGGTTCGTGCTCGGGGCTGTCGAAGCGCTTGATGTCGGTATGGGCGATCTGGATGACCGCCATGCCCTTCCGGTCGCGGAGCGCGTTCAGCCGGTCGATGTATTCGCGCCAGATGGTCAGCGCCTCGGCGTAGCCCTTGCCGAAGCCGGGGCTTTCGATCGACTGCCAGCCGTTCCGCCTGCAGGCCTCGGCCCAGATCAGCGGCTCCAGCCAGTCCACGCTGTCGACCACCACCGTGGAATAGGGGTGGTCCTCGTCGAGCAGGGCGTCGAGCGCTTCGGCGACCTCGGCGTAGCTGGTCGCCAGCGGGAAGTGCGGCACCTGCAGCTTGCCGAGACCGTCCTCGGTGAGGACGAAAACCGGCGCGTCAGCGGACGCGGCGAAGGTGGATTTGCCGATGCCGGCGACGCCATGGATCAGCACACGCGGCGGGCGCAGAGCCGTCGAGGTTTGCAGGGATGCGAGCGAGATGGCCATCAGCGCGCCTCCTCGCCAAGCAGCAGCCGGAACTTGGGCTTGGCCGTCCGGACCGTGCGCGCGGGCTCGAACTCCTGGCGGATGTCCGTGGGCCAGGCCGTGTACTTGCGCTCGGGCACGCTGAGCGCGATGTCCACGTACTCGGCGGGATCGGCGCCATCCGCCCGGATGCGCTCGACCAGACCGGCGAGCATCGCCTGATCCCAATCGACGCGCTTCGGCAGCTCGGCGACCACCGTGACCGGGCCGTCCTGCAGCCTGACCGTGCCGGTGTCCTTGCCTTCCGCGCGGCGCGCCTCCTGCGCCTGGTCGCCATATTTCAGCGCGATAGCGCCATCGAGCCAGTCGCTGAGGTTCTTGGCAGCGCGCAGCCGCTCATCGGCGTCCTGCTTCAGGAGCGCCAGCTGGTCGCCCGGCAGAGCGGCGATCTCGCCGACCGGCATGGTGGGCAGATTCTCGAGGGTGATGCGGTTGGGGATCGTCATGGCCGCCCCCTCACGCCAGCTTCACGGCGGGCTTGTCGGCCGTGCTCGAACAGTGCCGGTTGGCCTCGTACGCCTCGACATCCTCGAGCCGGTACACGACCCGGCCGCCGATCTTGATGAAGGCGGGGCCCTCACCGGTCCAACGCCAGCGCTCCAAAGTGCGCGGGCTGATTTTCCATCGAGCCGCCAGCTCGACCTGGTTGAGATGCGTGACTGACATCGTCGTCTCCTTCGCGATTGGCCGAATGCCTGCGAAGGACCATCGCTGACCGGGCGGGAGGCACCGGGGAGGCAGCTGGGAGGCAGAGCGGGAGTTCGCGAAGATCGGTGCCCTCAAACGTCAAAAGGCCGCCCCGAAGGACGGCCTTTCGCAAAAACCGAGGTCGCAGGATCAGGGATCGATCCAGCAGTTCCCGTCATCGAACCTGATGAAACGCTGCCAGTCGTTGCGGCGGCCGAAGGCTTTCTTCAGCGTGTTCACCTGGCTGCCGTAGCCCGCCTCTTCCAGCACTGCCGCTATCCGAAGGACGGGGGACTTGGACCAGTAGGCTGCGAACAGGATCTGCAGCAGCCGACGCTGCTTGTCTCCGCCGAAGGTCAGGGTTTCACCGCGGTGCCAGACCAGCCCGCATTCCTCCGAATGATCGATCGGGAACCGGCGCTGGACCTGACCCGGAAACACGCGCGCACTTAGCGATTGCGGCGAGATCGCCGGCTTTCCTGGGGTGCCGAGCACATCGGCCACGCCGACGATCACGTTCCGCTTGTTGGGTGTGATGGGGATGCGATCACCCGGTGTCGACGTGAGAATCACCGTAAACGGTGTTCTGTCCCCACCTTCCTGTGATTTTCCGGTTCTGCGAGTCCTTTCCTGTTGGATGACAGGGGTGGAGTTTCTCCATGGA